GTCCATAGGTACGACTGTACGAAGTCACCAGCTACAAAGGTATCTACTGATTTAGCAGCACCTACGCCTGACTCATTGGCTAGTCCTTTCCTACGCCTGCGGCTTCCATCAACCAAGAGCTCGTAGTTAGCTTCATCGACGGTAAAACCATCGGGGAAGTTGAGCTCATTGATCTCTGTATTAAGCCCCTGATTTAGCTTGAACAGATCCTTCTTTTGACTTAGTTCCACTACTCTTATATTCCTTTGCTACTTCTCGTTTACGTTCATTCTTAACATTAGCAGCATCTGCTATGTCCCAAGACTTTGTTACGTAGTTCTTAATCTTCTCTCGTAGTAGGCTAGGCTTGGTCCAGCGGCCTTCTAGTTCTTTGGGGATCTTTGCATCTTCTCTGTCTGGGTTAGGTCGTGCGAAGCACAGACTTGAACCTCTTTGGAGTTTGATCTCCCACTTCTTATTCAATGAATCAATGTTGTTTGCTATGTTCGTCTCACGGTCAAGATTGAATTGTTCTGACATTTGGTCTAGTCCTTATTTTCGCCCATAGTTAGGGCCTGTTCGTTTATCGTTGGTTAAGTTCTTCGTAATGTGACGATGCCGCTGTGCTCGCACCTCGGCTCGTCGTCTTGTACGATCTATCTCAGATGTAATACCATCCTTGTATAGATCGAAGTACATAGCTCGCGCCTCTGTCTTAAGGAGACGGAACAAGTGTTTCGGTAGGTCGGGCTCACTGGCATCAGCCAATGACAGGGTAGGCTTCTGCTTACCCTTAGTTACAACCTTGCTCTGTTGTAAATTAGTTTCTAGTGAACTGTCGTAAGCGTCAAAGACTACTGTGTCGTATCCTTCTAGGATAGTCCAGTAGGTAGGTGACTTATCAGTGCGCACCAGAATCTCAAAGCCTGAGCTCCCTAGAGCTACGGCTGTGACATTAGAATCTGATTCAGTACGTCTAGAGCAGATCTCTAGGAACCTTGTTGGTTCTAAGTACGTTACATCCTCTGTCTTAGGATCACCACCTGCGGTGGTTCTCTTGTCATATTTAATCCACTCTATGGCATAGAAGCCTTCTGGCCTAGTCATTTGATTAGGTGTTGAAGCTCCTGTGGCATCGAGTCTGCTGACAGTCTCGTGGTGTCCGAGGTCATGTCCGTCAACAATCTGGCGAAACGTATCCCGTACAACCCTAGCTGCTTGGTCTGACTCAATAGTATCTGTAATAGAGTTTACTTCGTCCCCATCTGATTCAGATAGGAGATCCTGTACGATGTCTAATAGTGTTTCTTTTGCCATTGTATTCTCTTATTAAAGAAGGGGGTGGAGTATAGCAGAGCCATTCGACCCCACCCCTATCTAGTTTACCTAATGGTTAGGCTGCTAACGTCCCACCAGAACTACCGCTTGGCAAGACAACCTCAACTGTGAGAATGCCTACGCCAGCAGTAAATACTGCTGTTTCGTACGAAGGTGCAATATAGCAATCTTCGTTAGCTGTTGCGCCAACTGCAATAACACCACCAACGAGTGCGCCATCGCAGATAACAACGTCACCGATAGCGTCAATTGCTGTAAGAGCAATATCAACGTCGATGCCATCAGCGTCATCTACAACAGTCGTACCAAACACACCTAGGTCTAGCGTAGCTGCACCACCTGAAGTGAACGCGGTATGAACCTGAAACGTTGCACTCTTGATGATTGAGCCACGCGGGATGAGCGTGTCTTGGGGTTTAATGTTCGCAGCGGCAAACGTATCAACCAGATCTACACCAGTAACTTCTACCGTGTACACCTTCGTGTTACCAGAACCACTAACTGCGACAACATCGTTGTCCTCAGAGTGAGTTCCAAAGCCGACAACCAAGCCATCAGAGTTAGTCCATGTATTTCCTCTAGACATAATATATTACTCCTATACTTGGTCGGTGTCAGTCAAGACACAGACGAGATTTTCAGGACGATACACTTTCAAACCGTAACGAGCAGTCGTGACGTATTCTTCACGTTGCTTGTTCATGTTATACTGTCCATCAACTTTAGGCATCTGACGCATAGCACCCATGAATGGGAGCAGGTCAGGTGAAGCAGCAGACATGAAGATGTTTGCTACGCCTTGAGCTGTAGTCAGCGTGATCGTTTCGTTAGCTTCAGCAAGGTAGTTAGAAACATAGAAGTCGAATCCGAAGATGTTCTTGATGAACCTCATGTCGGAGCCAATGCCCGTTTCAATCAAACCTTCCCAGCGAGGGTTGTTACTAACATTGGTGATGTTCGTAATAGTATTAAGTGCATACTCTACGGACGGATCAACGATAGCAATCAAGTTGCTAGACGGTACGTTGGCTTTCTTCAAAGCGAAGAGAGCTTTAGCAGCGTCAGCCACAGCGAACGTCTCGTTCGTACCCGTACCAATGAAGCGATGCTCTGCGCCATTGATTGAGTTGGTAGCATTAGCGGTTTGACCACCAGATGCGCCACCAGCTGCGAGAGCCAGAATATCTGTCTCTAACTTTTCAGCCATTGCTCGTGCCTGTGAAGGTACGAATTTGCTTTCGAGTTGTGCAGCATAGAACAAGTCTTGCCGTGCTTTTTCTGTGATGTAGTGTCCAGAAGACAAGTACTCAGAGATGGAGAAGGTGAACTCACCAGTGTCGAGTGCATCGAAGGTCACATCAGTGTCTTCGCTGTAATCGCGTACTGTGCTTTCGCCAATAGAAGGGATCGTGAACTGATCGCCATCGGGGAATTCCGATAACCAATTCACCCAACCTTGGGCTTCAAGCTGGTCCTGAAGGACCTCTTTGAGTTGCGTACTCCAAATCTCAGAACGAGTCAAAAGTGCACCATTAGTCGTGTTCATTGACATATTAGTTTTCCTTTTACTTTATGAGATTATTTATTGAAGCGATCACCAAGTGCCATCGCGTCCTTAGTATACTGACCTTGTATCTTCACATTGTTCCAGTACTTGTTCACTCCCATCTCTCGTTTGAGGTGGTCGTAATAAGCTTTGGTTTTGTGACCTTCCACTTCCATGGGTTGGTTCACTTGTGTGTTTACTTGGCCCGAACTAGGGAGTTGCGAAGTACTCCGTGATGCGGTACTTGGATCAACGTCTATCAGCTTGGCAAAAGCGTTTGGAGATCGTTCACTCAGCTCGCCTAAGTCTTTGGCACTCATGCCCAGTTGCTTAGCGCGTTCTGCTACGTAAGTCTTGGCAGCTTCAACATCGCCATTTACCTTACCTAGTACTAATGAATTACTCCTGCTACGATTCTCAGCAGCGGTCGCTTGCTGTGATTCTCCTTGCATGATTTCTTTGATCTTGTTACTCAGGTCGTCTTCAGATAAAGATTGGTTACTTTCTTCAGCCACCTGTGGTGCTTTAGACGAACGAACAGATTCGATCAATTCTTCGATCTTGCTGGTCTGGTCAGACTGTGATTCTAGCTTAGCTAGTGCTTCACGGATCTGCTTATTCTCAGCTTGGATCTGTTCAATAAAGTTATCAGCTTCTTGCTTTCCTTTGGCAAGTTCGTTTACGTCAGCAAACTTCTTACCTTCGCCTACCAGTTCAGACAATACATCTTGGCTGGGATTCTCCGTGGTCGGAGTGTCAAATACATCGGTCATGGTCAACCTCTAGTTTAATAGTTTAATTATACTTCTAAGTGTTTTCCGAGCACTTGCGTTGGCGATAACCAAACGCTCGTAACCGGGGTTTGTGAAGTCTTCTTCGAGACGATAAGTTGTCTCGATCTCTTCTTCTAATATACTCTTTAGTCTACGCTGTATAAGCGTAGAGTTTGAAATGATCTTTGCAGATTCTTTGATAGCATCTGCTTGCTCTTCCTTAGGAAGTTTACGGTCTTCCTTGAACCATCTTTGGTCTAAGCTCATGTGTTTAGGTTGTTAGGCAGTCTTTCGTTATTGACTATGTAGCCACCGAATACTGAAAAGACTTGTGTAGATACGGTGCCAATGATTTGTTGCTTGACTTCTGTCTTCTCTGGGATCAGAGTAGCACCTGCATTATTAGAGTAAGTCTCGCCATTGAACAACCAGATCTCGGAGATGGCTCGCCATGCTGTGTTATCTCCATACAGTTTGATTAGAGACTTAACGTGTAGGTCTACGTTACCACTCATGCGGCCTACGCCCATGGTGAAGTTGTCTACGAGCACACTCTTATTTGCTGGAACTGTGTAGTGCGTCTGTTGTGTCTGTCCTTCTAAGGCTTCTATATATGCTTGCAGTGCCCCACCTATAGAAATAGATATGTTACCAGCGTTAATCTCACCAGTACCTGCCGTGGTGTTGTAGGCTCTATTAACTCTGAACCAATCTGTGCCTACTGAGGGAACAGCTACTTGTCCGTCTAGTACTATGGTCTCGCTAATCTCTTCGTAATCACTATCAAGTCCTTCAACTCTTATCGTCCAAGCTCCTGTGCCACCAGCAGCTGAGTCATCAGCTGTGCTTGAAGATACTACTGATAGTGCTCCTGCACTTGTCGGCAGTACTCTAACTGCTCCCGGTGACCACATCTCTTCTGTTCCACTAGCCACTGCATCATTCATCCCGAACTTGCGGAAGATCTCCCAGCCGGGAATGTATCCAGTAGCTGTAGCTATATGGAGTTCATCTGGTGTATTGCCAGATGCTGATGTGATTAGTGTGGTCATGCTTTGAACCAGACCCAGTACAACCAAAAGGTGTAGGGGTATACCTTCTTAGGTATGAGGTAGAACTTGCCTGAGCGTCCCATGCTACCCTTCTTCATTTAGTACTCCTTGGTCGTCCAGCTCTTCATCGAGCTGGCGATCAGCGATCTCACCTACCACGTTCTCTTGTGCTTGTGTAGCAAGACTCTGCGTGTTCTGTTGTTCAGCGATACGGATGTTATCCTGTACCAAGTCGAACTTGTTCAGACCGAGGTGCTCTTCAAAGAGCTCCGCTATTCTCTTGCCAGAGATGTGTGCGTTAACGCTAGCATCTTGGTAAGCTGCTGAGTTGATCATACCCAGTAGGTTCTGGATGACCTGTGCATTCTGTGCAAAGTGTCGAGCTCCGATAGGACGGAGACGACCACGCATGTTAAGGTCTTCAGGCTTGATCTGTAGGAACTGAGTAACAGCGAAGTCATCATCTAGTACCTTGACAACTTCTACTGGGGCTATGTTTCGTCGAGCTGCTTCGAGCATCTGATTCAAGAGAGGCTCGATGAGCTCCTGCTCAAACTTCTGGATCTTCTGTTGGAAGATACGACCAGCTGCATTCTCTAAAGCTTGTACTTCAAAGGCTGTCTTCTCACCGGGGGTACGAATACCCATGGCTTGCTTAGGTGCGCCAGCTAGATCTTCCATGTGATTCATTAGTTGTTCTATCTGGAAGTCAGCGTTCAACGCAGTGGAATCGGGGCGCAGTACCTGCACGTCCGAGTCTGTGTCTCCGAAGATAACTTCACCCGGACCCCATTCCCATGCTTCCACCATGCCACGTTGATATATGACTGGGTGGGCGATCATGTCGAAGACATCAGCCTTCAAGTTCTCTAGGTGGTCAAGTCTGTACTGCATACCAACTAGGTTGTCTAGTGGGCCTGCGGCTAACAGGTTATCTGGGCGTTCACGCCAGCCTACGTGCTCCTTGTTGGAGCGACCAAGCCAAGAGGCCATAGCCTCTGAGTGTACAACCCACTTACGATCCATGACGATGATCTTATGGTTCATCATCAGTTCGTTGGACTCAGCGTTGAACATGTCCCCTTCGTACTCTAGTATCTCTACCATGTCCGAGGAGTAGTATGCACTTAGTGATCCTAGGCCATCCTTCTGGAAGCCTTCACTCTTGTCTAAGTCCGAGTCTCCGTATGCCTTAAGGCTAACTCGGAGATCTCGTGATTGAGCTACTGCATCCTGTACCCAAGCGAAGCCAATGGGATCTTCCTCCGCAGCACGGAGGAGAGAGCCATAGGATAGATTTCGTCGGGTAATCTTGCCTGCATCTTTATAGGTTGCTGCTGTCAGATCAAAGTAATGATCGTATGGTGACAAGCGGTAGACCTGTGGTCCACTGTAGATGTTGCGTATAGCACCATCAGCTGTTACGTGGTTCTCGTTGGTGTAGCCAACTTCACCGAATGCATTGCCGTAGTCAATGTAGTCATACACTAATTTAGATACAGTAGTCTGAAAGTTAGACTCTCTGATCTTCTGTTGCATATATGCTTCGATCTTAACTACAGTCTCTCGCGCTGCTGCATCAGCTGCTTCAGCTTCCCACTTGAACCAGTTGTCATTGGGGAACAGAGCTGCCATGTAGTTAGCGTGTAGGTTGTCACGGAGCTGTGTCAGCTTCGGTACGCTAGTCTTATTCTTCCATGGGAGCTTGGCGTTGGATGTCTGTGTCGTGTCAGTTTGAAAGATATAGTCTCGCAGTTCCTTAGATTCATCTAGCCAAGTCATCTGCTCACCACGCCAGCTAACATACTTGTTAGTGACGAACGATGCTAGGTCTTCTGGCTGGAGAAGACTATTGATCTCTTGTACTGCTCGTGATGTTCTTGCCATTATATTGCTACGCCTCCGAAGCGTGAGTGTGTTACCACGTTGCTACGAGATCCCTTGGTGCGGGCATGTCGTATCATCGGGACTTTCATTATACCCACTGCTGAGTGGAGTGCGTCCTTGATGTCATCGTTAGGTGGATTGTATTGGATAAGCTCTTGCTCTAGTGCTTCACAGAGCCCACCCTCAAAATGCCATACTGAGTTGTTCTCGTAGTAGGGGAGTAGCGTATTCTGGATGCGCTCCTCTTTGCTTCCCATTGTACGAGTGGGGTTAAAGTCATCAACGGACAGAGCTAAGCCATCAGCTCTGATGTCGTCCTTGATCCTTTCTACTATGACACGCTGTGCTGCCGTTACCTCGGCGCGTAGCTTACGGAACCCCCACTTGAGGTGGGCCCTGTATACCATGTCATAATAATCTTTAGTCTTGTTTGTCTTCCTGCGATCTATATCTAGTACGTAGATGTTACCATCGTGGTCAACCCCGATGGTACAAATGACGGTGTAGTCAGCTGTGTTGCGTAAGGAATACGCGAAGTCCATTGCTGCAAATACGTTGAGCTCTCGCCCATTGAAATGCCACTTGCCATCAAGCTTCTTGAGGAAGTCTTTATTGTAGTGCTGAAAGTAACCATGCGCTATCGCTTCGTCGCCGGGGTCGTTCGGGTTGTTATAATACTGCGCATAGAATTGAGTACGGTCGAGATACTTAGCCCGCTTACGGGCGAGGATCTGCGTTGAGAATCCGAACCACGTTCCGTCTCCTCGTTGTTGTCTGGGCCACAGGAAGTTTCCTGTTCCATCCCCGAGGTCTTCGACTTCTCTGACAAAGCTCTCGTAGACGAGCGCCGTGTCTGTCTGGTGTCCGTCTTCATCATAAACGTCTTCAGTAATGGTAAGGAGTGTTCCATATAGATCCTTTGGGTGGTATCGTGTTCCAACGATCCACTCTCGTGCATCGGTAGTTTCAATAGAGGAGAGCAACGAGTATTGGTTGTTCACCTTGGTTCTGCCTTCTCTTGTGAAGGCGTTCTCTTTGACTACTACGTCATCAAGTACAGCCACGTTACAATGGAGTCCCGTGATCTGTGTTGTAAGGCCAGCAGTAAAGACCGTAGGATCTCGAACACCTTCCTTGGCACGTTTAGGGTGATCTACCATAATCTCTGTAGAGGTCCACTTCTTTCGCTTTCCCTCATCGGGGTGCGTCATCTCAGGCCAGTATCTACGATATACTGGGGAGTCTAGGATATCCTTGATGAAGCCTAATTGCTTCTCGGCTAGCCCTGAAGTGGAACTGATGTACAGTATGGTCACTGCTGGATTCCGTGTTATTTCCCACGCCACACGGTAGGCGATCATTGCACTCTTCTGGTGATCTCGTGGTAGCAAACTCATCTGATGATCGAATGCGTCATCACGAGTCCACCACTTAATCAAGTCCTTATGGCATTGGCCTAGGACACGGTGAGGTGCAACTAGCTGAATGAAAGACAGCAGGTCATCTTCTGCTGCTTGCCTAATGTCTTCCTTGTCAATCATTCCTAGGTAGGATCTATGGTTGAACCAGAGTATGTGCGAATCCAGATATCGTGGTCGCCTGTCTGGTTATGTTTTGATAGGTAGAGGCGTTCACCATCGTCTGACATCCAGATGTGGGTGCTAACGGCTACTGTTGGAGAGGACATTGAAGATTGCAGCGTACATGTTGTTAGGTCATGTGCCGTGGACATGCGGTGGTGCTGTATTGTAGAGTTGTTGAGATTACTTGTTATCATGTCAGCACCATCTTTGGATACCCATATACGAGCACCAGACGTTTCTGATGGTGTGAACTCACCTATCAGTGAAGCTGTCGATGGGTCCCACGGAGTAGACATAATAAAGTTCTTAAAGCGGTGAAGGCCACCACCTACCTTATTATATGTATAGATGTATACACCATCTCGGCTTACATGGAAACCCTCTGTACTCTCTGGGGGAGTCCAAGTGCCAATGAGTGTCCTAGTGGCATCCGTAGGTGCCCAAGCGTTTGCATTTGAATAGAAGTCAATGTCACCGCCAGACCAATCAGCTACAGCGTGGTACATCCCAGTCGCCTCATCTTCCCAATAGCCACAAGGCACTGCGCCATGTGTACTTTGGTATCCAACGTAAGTGTACGTGGAAGGATCCCACGGGGTACTTAAGTGGTAGATTCTAGCTTCGTTAGATGAGTTGCCAGTAGCGTAGAAGCGTTCCCCGTATTGACCAAGGAAGCCAGAGTTGTAGACACCATCATCATGGGTAGTGCCAGAGCCCCAATTAAGCACTGTATCAGCGTCGATTGAGTATTCAGAGAGGTTGTTCATAGCTACTTGTGTAACTGCTTCAGGGGCGGCAGCCTTCTCCATCATTACAATTGCCTGTCCGGGAAGGTTCCAGTCCCTGTCGGAAGGGATTGTGTATTCCGATGCTATCGCAAGTTTCTGAGTAACTGAGTCTCCTGCTGCGTATGTGGAGATCACGTCAGAGAGCACACCATGTGTGGAATCGCCAGCGGAGCTTCCATTTGGTCTATCTTGGTAATCATTGTTCCACGCAACCAGTGCGTCACCAGCACTGTTGACATCGGTAGTGGCTTCTATGCCTATCGTCGCATCTGTTCCTACCGAATCATGGGACATCCAAGCTAAGTTAAGGAAGTCACCATCATTTACAATGCTGGGGACTGTTAAAGTGTCGATTATCTCATCTGCATATCTGGCTGCCGTCATTGGTGTGGGGACATTTGCTAGTGATTGGTTACCATACCACTCTTTGACATCTTTCAAATTGATAGCGATTATGGTTTTACCATACGTTTGTATTGTACCACCACCACCGTTCTTACCAACCATAGTTACTTCGCCACCTGCAAAGTTCTTCAATAGCATCATAGCAGAATCGCCATGATACTGCCCAGACGGATTATATCTGCCCGAAAGGATATAGTTGGTGCCAGCTATCTGTAAACCATACTCTAGCAAGCTAAACGTGTAGGACCAACCTGCGTACTGAAAGTAAGTGAATAATAAGAAATCACCCGGAGGCAAGACGACTGATGTGTCAGTCAACTTGTAGCCTTCACCTGAGGTGATGGTAGTGCTCGTATTACTATGCATCTTAACGTGGTTGGGCAAGTCGCTAGTTAAGTTGATAAGCATTGCCTGCGACCGCTTCTCATAGGCAAGCGATGTCGAGCCACCATACATTTGAATCTTTACGTCAGTGCCTGTAGAGTCTGCTGTGAAGAAGCCAGCAAACCCAAATTCCTTTCCTCTCTCATCGCCAGCGCCCATATTTGCCGAGTGCGCTCTTTGGAATCCTTGACCCATGAGAGAATTATTGTGTGTTATTTTAACAGTGCCATCCGTAGCTGGCATATTGATGTGCCCACGGTAGTACAACATGTATTCATCACCGTCAGTCAAAGCAGACTGAGGAAAGCTGAAGCCATTGGTGGGGTCTTCATATACTGTGCCTGTGGCTACAGTATCACTAGCTGTATAGTTAGTGTAGATGTAGTGCTCGATTGGATCTCCACCCATCGGGAACTTATTGACGTTCCCTGGGTTCCTGAGGAACGCCGGTGGATAGTAATGCCGTGGGTGTTGCCCAACATTCTTGCCTCTAGCTGCGGCTGAATTGCCGGGAGACGTGTTAGCTGTATCAGCTGCTATGGGGCCTAATATGTATAGAGCCCACAGGTCATCAATAGAGTAGTCATTAGCATCTAGTGTCAGGTTATTAGCCAGTGCCTTCTTAAAGTCGTCCACCATGCTACCATGCCTGTCGGCCTCGACTACATTGGCTGCTATAAAGTCCTCAGTTGCCTGAGACTGTATCGGTGGAAACGCTATCTGTGTTGTTGTTAAAGGCATCTATAATCCAAGTCTTTGTGCTTCTTCAGCTAATAGTTTATCTTCTTCAGATTCCTCTTTGAGGATCTTCTTCTTTTCTTCTTTAGTGGGCCGGCCTCTCTTAGGCTTCGCTCCGTTGTACCTGTCAGCTAACCACTTGGTGGCGTTAACTCCTAGGGGGCTCCCTGCTTGGTTCTCAGCAACTTCTTGCATCTCGTACCAGCGGTCGCTCTCGAATTTTACTTTCAGTTCTTCGCGCCAGCGAACAACGTATTCCTCGAACCACGGGGCTGAGCTAAGAGCTCGCCAGTGCGCCCAAGAGCCAAACATGGCTAGGGCGAAGGCGTACTCGGTGGGATCACCGATCTCCATGTACCTCTTGTACATTGATAGCGCGCCCTTGTGGTCGTAATCTTTAAGGGTGAAAGGAGCTGGGTACTTAGAGTTCTTCTTCTCTATAAACAAGGATTGGGTGCGGAATCGCCCCATGACGTCCTTGAGGGCATCGTACGCGCCAGCTTCTTTCTTTGTCAAGGGAGATACCCCTTTAGGGGTACTCAAGTGTTTTCCTTCATTATGTCCTTTCGGGTTCTACGAAGTGTAGCCCGATCAGACCCCGCAGCCTGATGGATACCAGACTTACGGGTACGTTCATTGTTAACAGCCTTGTCCCGCGCTTTACGCAGGGCTTCCATTGTACGTTCTAGGAACCCTTGTTCCTGCTTCGTTGGTTTACGCTTAGATTCTTTCGTGGGCATTATTTGGCACTCTTTTTCTTTTTCTTTCTATTGCGAGCTGGACGAGCGCCACCGGGACCTGTGTCCCCGGGCTTACCCTTAGTTGTAATGCGTTTAGGTTTACCGCCCTTCTCTGGGCGCTTCATCGGTTTCTTCTTAGCCATATCGGTTCCGTTGTAAGTGTAAGGGTGCGGCCCCTTAAATAGTCCCAGTGACAGCTTCAACTGTTTGGGGTGTAGGCCAAAAGGGGCCCCACGTTGATAAGTTAATCTAGCTCTCCCCAAAAGAGAGCTGCTAATAAAAGTAGTAGTAGTAGTGCCATAAAGTGTACCACTTTGTGGAAGAGGATACTCTTCTCTATCCCTTCGGTCTCTTCGGACCTCTAGGGGAGAAGAGATATTAAAGTAACAGATAGTTCTTTAAGTCCTCTTATATTAGACACTGAAAAACGAAGAAAGTTCCATTGGATTTACTAATTCGATGGAAATCAATAACATAGTTAAGGGAACCCTAGGGGGTTCCTTCCTTTTTCAACCGAAATGGGGGTGTCTCAAGTGTGTTTTTATTTACAGTACAGGGGGTGTATTGTCAACATTTCTATGAGATAATTTCATCCTGGCTTTCCACGTAGTGGAACCGTCTTAATCCCCTCCCCCCGGCCAC